AAGCTTTGAAGCAAGGCATGGATTTCGACTTTACTCATTACAACCCTCACCATTCTTCATGGGGGTTGGATCAACGTTCAGATGATGGTCCCTCGTTCGCCGCTGGAGTTGCCCAGAGGATTCGTCGAAAGACGTATGTGGAAAACAAGCGTGAAGTCGAGGATGGTGTCGGTTATGGACATGCGCTTTGGGATGCTCTCTGTCACTATCTTGGTTGGAAGCAATCCGTGCCATGGGACAAAGAATTGTACGCTGACTGCGAAATTCTGTTCCAGATCCGAAGAGCTGATCGTTCAGATGCCCTCAAGAAGATGAGTTTGAATCGAGCATCGCCAGACTACGTTGATTTCTTGACCGCCAAAACTCAGTGGAAGCTGAAGGGTCGAGAGTCCAAGAAGGCGAGTCCTTTACAGACCATTTTGGTTCGTTCTGACAGGGTCCTGTTTCGCGATGGTCCGTTGGGTATCTACTTGCTTGAGATGATTGAGAGACATGCACCGCGTTACGTTTATCTCCATGCTAGGAAGACGTTTGAGCAGATGGGCGAATGGATTGCGTCACAACCTGAGAGTAATGAGTACGAGATGTGTGATATCGAAGGCTTTGATAGTTCTATTCGAGGCGCTGATGTCACTCTCGAACAAGATCTCATGCGTTTCTTCCATGTTCCGGAAGATCATATCTCAGAGTATGTAGAAGACAAGATGGATTTCCACACTCGCACTATTCATTTCGGCATAATGCGTTTTTCTGGTGAGATTTTCACGTGGTTGTTCAATACCATGCACACCCTTGCAAGAGAATGTCTCAAGTATGATCATCAACCAGGAGATCCTATTGCTGTTAGCGGAGATGACGTTCTGAAGTGGAGACGACGGAACGTATCCAGTGGCTGGTGGCGGTGGCAACATTCCGATCCAAGTGTTGAGAAGAGATATGCTGACAAGCGAGGAGAGTTTTGTTCATTCATCGTATATAAGCGCACGATCTTCAAGGATCCCGTCATTCTTTACCGTCGGTTGAAGGGGCAGATTGAAAGAGGGAGGGTTGATGAAGTTGCACTCGGTTACTTTGAGATGTTTGCTGTTCAATACCGTTTGGCAGATCGGTTGTATGATCTCATGGATGAGAAGGAACTGGAGTATTGTGCTGCGATCAATCGCTTGATGTTCAATTGGAAGAAGGTCACTGGTTCCACAATTAACTTACCTTGGTCTAAGGTTCATGTTGATTTTGTGGATGAGTCAGGTGGTTCAAGAGCTGAAGCTATCAACGCGTTGGAGAAGTTCTTTGGGATGGATGATCCTAGGGAACTAGAGCCAATCACTAACGCTGATATTGTTTCTACCCACCAACCTGGTGTGTCTTTTTCTTACATCTACGGCGAGATTGCTAGTATAGACTACTAGAGTTCGTGTTCCAATTACCATCGATTCAATGGCTGCTGACGAAGGTCGTAATGTTGAGCGTTTTGTGGCTCCCCCTCCTGGGGAACCTGATATTTCTTTGCCTGGTAGACATGAGATGAGGATTCGTATTGCTTTGCCTGATGACAAGAGTATTGAGAGAAGGTGCAGTTTACGGTCGACGCTTTTCGATTATCTCAACGGATGTGGTAGAGTTGAGATGGAATACATCAATATCCGATATGTTTGTACGAGAGCAGGTCAACAAGTTGGTGCTGGTCTAACCAATGCTTCCGCGGAATATTCTGCTGCGCAGGTAGGCATGATGCCTGGTAATTTCCGTGTTTTTGCGAATGCCATGAATGTCGGTGACATTATGGAGAAAAAGTTGATGATCCCTGGGAATCTGTCGAGACAGATTCAGCCTGTATCATCTCTTTTGCCGGATTTCGCATTTTACATCATCAAGGATGCTGCTGCTTGCGTTTTGATTGAATTCGTCCTGACTGTTTACGGTCCGGTGATTCATAATGATGATGTGACGTCATTGAAATGACTTGAGGCGGATGAAGTTGAGTCTTCGTCCACACTCGATGGTGCTGCTAATGCTGTCGCACTGCATGTTGAAGAGGTTGAGCGAGAGGATGTTATCCCGTCGATCGTTTCAGTTCCACCGAAAGGTGAAGATGAAGTTGTTGTTGAGAATGCACTTGGCGATTACTCTG